ATAGCTGAAACCTTTACTTTCCCATCAAAACTAAGGTTTGATAAATAACTTTCTAAAGCTGTTATAATTGTTGTTTTAATAGTGTCAATATATTGACCATCTACATAAATATTCGCTCCTATTTCTATCGAATCGCCTGCAATAGATATTAAATTAAACCCAACTCCTGCTGGTAATATTTCACTTAAATAAGTTGATAAAGCTGTTTTTTCTGCTCCACTTATAGCTGTTGGCGTTGTTCCTTTTGCTACTTTTATTTGAACTGTTTTATTTGCTGAAGTAAAAACGCTACATCGTGTAATTATTTTTTTAGTAGAATCTACAACCGCATAATAAAAAGCTAAATTACTATCTAATAAAATATTATCTCCATATTGAAAACTGAATATCATTTTTTGAATCCAGTTCGGTGTGGACGGTATTGCGTTGCTTGCAATTGTTTCAATATCTGATTTAAAAACGTCTAGTAACTGCTCGAAAACAGATATACAAACGGATGTTATATAAATCCATAGATTTTCAACACTTGCAAGGCTGTTTAAATCAATCTGATCTAGTTCAGTATGTGTTGCCTTTTCGGCTTTAATCTGTGCTTGTATTTGACTAATTGAACGTGCCATTGATTATAAGTGTTGTTGCTTCGTCTGTGAGTAATTTATTATATTTTTCTTTTGTGAAATCCACTATATTTGTTTCAAATATCATTTGATAATGAACTAAATTACTGTGGTTATCGTCTTGAATTTCGTTAATTTTTACAAAAGCTACACATCCAGTAGGTTCAAAACCTTGTATTGATTCATAAACTTTTTGTTTTAAATCGTATATTAATAGGTCTTGGCTTGTATCTTGGTAGGCGTTATTATAGTTTTCATGTATAATATGGAAATTTACGTTGACTTCGTATAGTTGCGCACCCCCTCCAAGTTGAATAGTATCTGCATTGTTTTCTATTTCAATAAAACAAGCTGGTAAGCTGTAAGCTTGTTCTTCATCGTCTAGTTGATTATTCCATATTGCTATGTGGTTGAAATCGGCTATCAAATCAATCCTAGCCATCAAATCTATTAACACTTGTTTCATTTCATTACCTTATTTAACAAATTTAATATTTTTTTATTCAATACTTGCGAATTACCTAAAAATTTACGTTGAGGTATCACAATGCTGTGAGCGCCTATGTTTACTTTTTGAGAATAGTGCGCTCGTTTGGCGGAACTGAATTTTGTTCCTTTGCCATGCGTTTTAGTCTTTTTATTGTAATCCATTTCAACGCTTCTGAAATGTAGTATTTTAGAAGATTCTTTTTTATTAATCGTTCCTCCATTATTGTGTATTTCCCCATACTTTGAACTACTGGCTATCACTATTCGCTTTAAACTTGCCGACTTGATATAAATACTTTTTGCTAAAGTCTTTGTTCTACCGCTTAATATTGCCCTTGTAGCGTCACGTCCTTTGCCTTTCACTAATCTCCTCTTAACTTCTTGCCACTTTACCCCGTCGAATCCTTGGCGTGTAAAGTTACCATCAAAGTGGCTTTTTGCCAAAATAGCAATATCATTTGGAATGGTTTTAAGCCTATCCATAATCATAATGTTATTTGCTTTTAGCTTCTTCAAGTTTTGGTATATTTAGTCCGAAGTTTGTTTTTGCAAAAGCTTTATATTTTGCATCAATATTAAAATAAGGATGATTTTTATTAAATATCTGTTCAGTTATTGCTGGGTTTTTAAATAATGGATTTGGTTCAATCAAATCTTTTGTACTCAATTTTGTTTCCGCTCCGTCTGTCATAGGTTCTAATCTACATCTACATTGATAGTGCTGTTGCGGACTGTGAGTGTGCCAAAACGTGCTATCCGTAGCCATTACAACTCCCTCTAAACGCTTACAAATTTCGCTTACATTCTTATCTTTAAACGTCACATATTTAAGAAATGGAAATGTAGATTTACTGCTTTGAAAGTCTTTGAAATCTACTATGTTACTAGCTTGTATCTGTGCTGAATTGTACTCAACTTCTAACCAAGTTTTATTGTACAAAGCATTGTTTGCCTTAGCTAGTTCCTCAAATTGCTTAAATGGTATTATTTGCCCATCTGCACCTAATATTAAGTTTTCGGTACTTAAAACATAATTAAAAGTTTTTGCAGCACTAAATAAATAAATATTCTCCCTTAATGCTAAAGCTGTTCTTTTGCCTAGCTTTCCCCATTCAAAAGTAATATAGTTTACGTCTGCCCCTTCCTCAATCCCTTTGAGTAGCTTTAAAGCGGTAGTTTCATACACTTCTACGGGTAGATTGGTATGGTTAATATCTCCGCTATAAATACCATTATAACTCATAAAGATTGTTAATGGTTGCGTTGCTTACATTGGTAGGCAATAATACTTTTGTTGTTGGGTATCCTGTTGTTTCCTCTATGAATTTACTGTCTACTTCATGACCTGCTTCTTTTAGTGTTTTCACAACATTAACGAATAGCTGATTTACTTTAGAATCATTTTCAAGCTTTTCGGTTTTTTCGTGAGTATTTAAGAAAACAAATTTAAAGCCTTTAGGTATATTAAAACCTAAGTTTCTAAGCTTATCAAATAATTGGTCGTTTATAACGCTTTCGATAAAACTATTATCAACTATTTCAATATTTTCTAAAGCATCTTCGACGGCTTCATTTTGACTACTTCCAAGTTTACCGCTTGTTGAATCAATAGCGTCAGCATGACCAAGAATGATTTTACTAATTTTCTTTTCACATCTGTTTTCTAAATTGTCAAATGAATTATAACCGCTTCCAGCGTTTTTACTTTCTATGAATTCTATTTCGTCATTCGGATCTAACACAACGCTATTTGAAGAAGCCATGTTTTTTATACCTTCCTCTAATAAATCTCTTTCATCCCCTTCATGTTTCATTGTTTTTGCAACGACAAAAGGAATAATAAACTTTTCAACAAAATCTATATTAAAGCCTAAATTGTTACGAATAGCAATTGCATAGGCTGAACAAGGGAAAAGCAAACCATACCCGCAATCTGAATACCCTAGATTATTACTTGTTTTAATTAACAAACTCCAATCTTTTATTTTTTCATCGTCAAAGCTTATTCCCTCGTATGAATAAGGCATTCTAAGGATTTGATTTTTATCTGGCTTAATTGAATCCCTACGAATTGCTTTGATTCCTGTAAGCTTGTTTTCGCTTATTCCTGTCCAATTTATACCGCTATATCCAAAAAATTGAGCATCTAAAGCTAATGCCATGAAACCATAAAACCATTTTGATTTTAAAAATATAGTCCATTCTTCGGACTGTTCGCCTTTTGAATTTTCAACTTGAAATTCTTTTTTAAGTGTCAATAATTTTCTTGCATTCATGCAAGCTGTTATATGCCCATCATAAATAATGTCTTGAAAAATAAGTTGCATTTTATTACGAAACTTATAATTATCGTCATATTGTTCAGCCTCCTTTAAAGCTTCACGCAATGCGGTTAACTCTTGGCGAACTCTGTTTGATGATGTCTTTTGAATATAGTTTGAAGCGTCCGCTGTTTTATCGGCTTCTTTTTTCTTAATGAAATTATTGAACCAAGCCATTAAAGTATGTTTTTAGGTGTTGAATTGAATCGGATTGAACGCCCTTGCAACGGTTGCAATAATGGCAAATCATAAAGATTTATTGATACGCCTATTTGAGCGTTTTCTAAATCTTTAATAACCTCGTTTTTTTGGTCTATTCTTAATTGTGGGATATTTCTCGGAGAAATTCGAGTATAAGCATAAAAAACGGCTAATTCAACGTACCAATTAAATATTAATACGCTTCTGTTGTCGCCTTTAGTCCATTTGGTGGCATCTGTTGGCAATACGCCTACAATTGTGTAATTGTCATTAACCCATGATGTTGAAACTGTTGGCGTTACTCCTATTGATTCAACAATACAGGTATAAATGTTTGAGTGATAATATACTTTTTCCCCTACCTTGTAAGTAACATTATAGGCGTATGGGTCAGCCGTTGGTGTTAAATAGTAGTATTCAGTATTATAAACAACTAAGCTATCAGCTTTATAAACTTTAGCAATATCAAATGTAGTTGTGTCTTTAAATTCCTCCACACAATCATATTTGGCGTTTAAATAGCTTGTTATTTTTGCTTGTGCGTATCTTTCTGACTGCTTTTGAACTAAAGCATTATTACTTATTAGCTGTTGCCAGTTGGTGTCCTGAACGTGTAAAAGGTAGTCGGTGTTAGTCAAATATCCCATATTTGCAAATATATTAAATTATATTTTATTTTTTGAGTTTATCGAAATTGTTTTAAAACTTATTTTTCTACCACCGTTTAAATAGTCTTGATATTCTCCTGCAAAAGCTACCGTCATAATATACCTCAAAGCGTCGCTTTGGTGTCCGAACTCCTCAAAGGTTACCCCCGTAATCTTGTTTTTTACTTTTGTTTTCTTAATTGTGCCGTCACTATCCTCCAGGGCGTAGGTGTAATCATTGATTGATTTTTTGCATTTTGGATTAATTGAAATACTTAAATTATCAATTGATTCTGCAAATATTTGATTTACAAAACCACCGCTTTTAACAATTGAAGGATTAACACTTTGTAGCCTTAAACTTGGTTTATAATCTCTTAAATAACCGAGAATATCAGTGAAGAAGTTTTCTCCTTTTTCTTTTCCTGTGTCTGCTTTCCAGCTTGTTTTATCTCCGTAAATGAAAAGTCCCTGTGTTGTTGGGTAACGTGCAATAAATTCATTGCATACGTGTTTTCTTGTGTTACGTGGGTCTTCCAAGCATATCTCATCTATTTGATAGGCTTTTTTGCCTATTATTTGCCATGCTAAACAAGTGATATAAGGGTTTACGTTTTCATCGAATACTAGGTGTATAGGGTAATCAATATTAAAATTACATTCTGATATGTGTTTATTTGAATTGAAATTCTTCCAAAACTCCCCACCTGTTCGCAATCTACCCCAGTTCCCTAAACCGTAAATCTGATAATAATTAAAATCTGTTATTTTATCTTTTTCAAAATCTGCTATTGTATGCTTGTCTATGAATTGTGGACCAACAATAAAATGATTATTCAAGTAAGTAACTTTATAAACGACAAAGTTATTATTGGCGTGCTTACTTGTAATATTAGTATCTGTTTGTATTAGTTGTAAATTCTCACTATCAAACAATTTTTTAAGCCAATGATCCTCACTAATTGGATTAAATAAACCTACTATCTGCTGTCCTTTTTCTCCCCTTAAACGCTTTCTAATTTGCTTTAAATCTTCTGCGTCAAATTGGCTTATCTCCTCCAAGATAACACGTTTGAAGCCTACTAAGCCTTTTATCTTTTCTGCGTCATCTAAACCCCGAAAACGGATATAAGAACCAGTTTGTAAGCATTCTATATAATTAATCTGAAACTTGAATAAGTGGCTTAAATCCCATTCTGATATTATCTTTTGAAAATCGGAATAAATAGAGTCCTTTATATCACATCCGAACTTTCTTAATATCATCGTATTTTCAGCAAGCGAAAGCATGCGAATAATTAAGAGTTGAACTACTGTATAAGTTTTTGAAGCTGATGAGCCACCATACGCAAAAACAAACCTTATATCATCATTATTAAAATCATCGTCTAAATGATAATAAAGGTCATTAAATAGGTCACTATCAAATTCTATTACATCATTCATCACGTTTTTTAACTCTAATAACAGTTGTTTTTTGTTCGATTTGTGCGGTTAAATCTACGTTTTGCTTAGCTTTGCCTTCGAGCCTGTCCAATATTTCTTTATAAGCGAATAA